TAATGTGGCAGGTGTACCTGGAAGTAGCGTCTCCTTCTTAAAAAAATTACAAACTGAACTAGATTCGTCTGATAATGAAATTACCCAAGAAATTGTTGATATGATAAAAATGAAACTACCTAAAAGGTATCTTAATATCATAGAATCTAAAAAGGATAAAATGTCATCTGATGACATTTGGGAAATGTATGATGAATTAAGAGATACGAGTCCTAAATACGCAGGTCTCGTAGCATTTTATGTATGGATGCATCAAAATATTGGTAAAACTATACAAGATAGACTTTCATATTAAAACTAAATGACAGATACAAAAAACAGCTTTTCATCAATACTTGCCCAATTTGCAAGACTACAAACCCAGACTCTAGAAATTTTACAAGGACTTTCTGAGGCAGTGGGTTCTAATTCTGAAAACGTGACTCTCGAATTTTCGACTGCTGATGGAGAAGAAGTTGTTTATCAAATACCAAGTTTTGGTTTTATTGAAGCTCAACTAAATAGAATTGATCACACACTAGAACAATTAATGGGACTTGATGGTTCTGACGCAAATATTAGAAGTGCGGATGGATCGTTTAAAAAGATTTTAGAATCAAGATTAATCAACTCACCAGATAGAATAACCGGACTTATGGTGCCTGGAGAATTTGAGTATAAAAATAATTGGTTTTTCGAATCATTTTTAAGTCCTTCTTTATATACTACTGTTAATGTCACACCTTATGTAGATCCTTCAGCAAATAAAATTCTCACAAAGAGAATGATATTGAATTTGGAATCTCAGGAAGAAATAGATTATTTCAATGATACTTATAATAATCAAAACAACATTGTCTATGAGGATCTATTGGTAGATTTACAAAACAGAGGTATTGAGTTTTTTCTTGATGAAACCGTCGAAGATTTACCTTTAGCAGTTATTCGATATGAGGGAACTTTTGATGTATATAAATATGATGATATAGATTTTACTAATCCTGACGGATCCATTTCTAAAAGACGAAAATATTTCTTAGATAAGCTAACATATTCCGACGTTTTATCAAACGTGTTGGATACAATAGATTTAAAGGTTAATGATAAAATTGTTATAGGCGAAACGACTTATAAAATAGAAGTAATTGATAAAGATAATAATGCGATAATTCCTAAGAGAATTAGTGGTTATGAATCTATTATAGTTGGAGCTGATGTTTTAAGAATTTATTCTGATAAATTCTCAATCAAAGAAGCGCAGATAGGTTTAGGATTTGATGAACATCAGGTAATTTTCTTTAAATCAGTAGACCCAAATTTTAATGTTGTATCAACTGACTGGTCAGATGGAATCGCATTCTATTCAAACGATCTAATTATTACGACTTCAAATGGCAATAAATCTCTTGAAGAATTTTATAAATCAGAAGTCGCAGATTTTGGTTTACAATTTATTTCAGCTGCTAAGGATAAACTTATACCAGCTGTCTATGGAAATATTCCAGATCCGCCCGTTATAGACGAAAATAATTTCGAAGTCACAAGAATAAATGATCATAAATTAGATACTTCTGAGGTTACTAAGATCAACAACAAAGCTGCTGATAAACTAAGAATTCAATCGGAAATCTCTGAAATTGAAAAGTCAATTGAGACCAAGAAGGAGGAGCTTTCAAATAAAAAATTCAACTCTGAAGCTGAACGAAGAGGTACTAAAAACGATTTAGATTCTTTAACACAAGAAAAAACATCTAAATCTAAACTTTATACATCAACAGTATCAGAATTAGCTGTGTTATCAAAGGATAAACCAGTAGTTCTAGAAAAACCTAAATACAGAGTTAGAGGATTTTTTGAGTTGCCTGAACCTAAGCAAAACTCACGAACTGGTGAACAAAACGTTATTCAATTCATTACTGAATATCGATATATTAGAACTGATGGAAGTGCAACAAATTCTAAACAATATGATTTCACAGATTCTCAGGGACAAGTAAAAAGAGGTACTTATTCTAATTGGGTAAAACATACATCCGAAATTAGAAAAAAAGAATATGATACACAAACCGGCAAGTATATTTGGGCAACCGAAGATATTGAAAGCCCGGATATAAATAATGTTAATCAAGTAGACATTCCTATAAGTAAAGGTGAGCAAGTCGAATTGAGAATAAAAAGTGTTTCTGAAGCTGGTTGGCCAATTAATCCTATAGTTTCAGAATACTCAGCACCTGTCATTATTAGTTTTCCTGAAGATTTATTGGCTGAAGATGAAGCGACCAATGCAATCAAAGAAGCCAATGACGAAATGATTCGTATTTCATTTCAACAAGAACTTGATGCAAGAGGATTAGATTTACATTTAGCTCGAGCCTTTTCAAGCGGTGAAAAATATTATGCACATGATACCGAATCAATTGCATCAGGGTTTTTTACTAATGAGGGTAACGTCATTAATTTATTTGAAAAAATTAAGTCTTTAGAAAACGAACTTTCTTTATTACGAGCAAAAGTTGAAGATATTCGTGGTGTTCTTAAATTAAGTCTTATAGATAATAATGGTACTAAAATACCAATCAAAAATAACTCGACTGTTAATGTCTTTGCAGGTTACTATAAGGATTATATAGATTCTTTACCTGTAGGTGAACAAAAGGGTGCAATTATAACAACTACATATACGCTAGTTTTAGAAAATGGCGAAAGTAATCCTTTAGAATTAATTTCCAGATTACCTGGTGGAATTGGTGAAAGATTACCAAGTACAATTGATCCTTATGGCAATGCACCGTCATCTATAAATAATTCGTGGGTTAATGATGCTATAACTCCGCCTGATGCAAACTATAATTCAGCAAGAAGATATGATATTGTACCGATAGTAAACAATTCTGTTGATAGTTCTGAGACAAACAACGCCTCAAAAATATCCGCTAACTTTTTACAGTCACAACAATTAATGTCACAATTCATTTATTCAAGATATACCGATATTGGATTACGACCAAAATCTGGTGATTTATATTTTGATGCTGCAGGAAAGAGTAGTGAAAGTAGATATTCTGGTATTTATGAACCAAGAAAAAGATCATTATTTCCAGTAACTGATTCAGGATTAAATGATGCATCGTTTATTTGGGATTATATAGCAGGTTATGATACAGCTAATGTGCCTATCGGTAATGGTAAATTATCCAGATTTTGTATTCATACCTTACATCCATTACTTAATACTGGTTTAAGTATTCCATTTGTTGAATTACAAAATCCTGGATTCACATTATCTGGATTTATTGAAGATGATCTTTATGGAAATATACCATTTTCAAATTCTGAGGAAGTTATTCCTGCGTTTAAACATTCATTGGGTATAAACATTCAAAACATACCTACAGATTTGGTAGATTCTAAAGAAATCACTAAATTAACTGGTGCCAAAAGAACACAACTTAATTATAGAAATAATTGGAATGAGTTAGGGGAAGATAAATGGAAAAACAATTTCTTTGGTGGAGATGAAGTCGATGAAATAACATATCCAATCGCAATCAGCGCCGGAGATTACGACTCTGCTTCAAACAACCAATATATTCTACCTGATAAATTTGGTTTTACTGAAAACGATAGATACTTAGTAGGTATTGATACCTGTGGTTCTTATTTATATATGGCTCCGGCGACATTTGATCAGTTATTGGTAGACGGTACTGACAATAGAGCACTTAAAATATTAGAACAAGGGACAGAAAACGGAATTCAAATTCCGATAGTTTTCCAATTTAGAATGACAGATTTTCATGGTGAAGGTAATGTCGGTAGTGGAATAATTGGTGGATTTGATCCTTCTTCTAGTTCGCAAATTACAAAAGCAAAAAGCAAAATTAATCTCACATACGAAAATACTATCGGTTTAGATATATACACTAAGGATGAAACCACATTCTCGGTAGATCTAAACTTTTCGGTTAAATATAGACGAGAAAGTCTATCACAAAAAACTGATTCTGTCGGGAACACAGTATCTAATACCAGACAACAAGTATCAGTTGATAAAAGCCAGATACGTAATTTGAGATAATAAATGCCAGATTTTACTAAAGATACCAAATGGTATAGTGTTAATTTTTCTAATGAAAACGTTCTTCAAGGACAACAAACACAGTTCCTAAGATTTAAAAATAGAACGCACACTTCTGATATAGATGACCCCCGAAAAATTTATATTATGCCTATTGTCGAACTTTTAGGTATGGATGAATCTTTATCGGATGAAGAATTAGCCGAAAAATATAGCAATCAAATATTTTTCAATGGGGCCGACATTTTCGATCTTAACACAATATTCAAATCTCCAACCAACTATACATTTCCAGAATCAGAGGGTCTAAAAGTATTATGGTATGGTGGTCCCAAAAATCATACTGACCCAGAAGATTTTGGGCAATATTTTCCAGATACACAAGCTGGTCTAAACATTGGTATTAATACTACTCAATGGATTGGCGCCCCTTTATCAGGACCAGATGGACCGTTTACTGCGCCAGGAGAAAAAACTAATTTCAGAATAGATTATAAGGGTGATCTAGATATAATTGCCAAGATAACATTTTTTATAACCACTTCTGATCCCACTGAACCAGATTTTTGGGACACATTCCCAGTAATTAGAACTGATATGTCTACTCCTAAACAAGGTGACGTTACTAAAAATGGTAGTGAATTTAATTTCTTTGATGGTAGTAACTGGGTATCATTTACAGATTCTACATTAGAAGAACCTATATATGGAATTAAGCATTTACATCAAGAAGGATATTATCTACCTACAGGACCCCAAGATCATTGGCATGATTTTCAAGAAGTTTATTTGATAGGATACAAAGTAAATGAAAATAAACCCAACAGAGATAAATATTGGGTAGAAAAACAACTTGAAAATAAAAAGATATATGATGAGAAATCTTCATATATGTTAATGCGAACTAATCCTAAACTTTCCGGTAACATAAAATTCGTTATCGATAATGACTCCAATATGTATTTAGATACTATTGAAGCTAACGATGATTTATCAAACACAAAATTCAAAAGAAATCGAGTAAACGCTAAAGGTAATTACATTTCAGACCTAAAAAAATATTACTCTTCTCTTAATTCTGAAGTAATGTTTGATGTTTTTGAAAAAGATGGACAATATCTGAATTCAAAAACGGCATACAAAGATCAATACGATTTTTATTATGGATATGGTGCTAGTCAATTAAAAAGCAAGTTTTATGATGAACATTTCAGATTATTTGCTCCACTTTGGGTAAAGGACAAACTTCCCGAATTTTTCGTGATATTCAAAGGCGAAGGACCTTACAATCCTGGTACATATGATAATTTTTCTAAGCAAGAAATTCTCGAAGAGCTTTTCACAAGCTCTAAGATCATTAAAACATATGATCTTAGGGATCAAAGTAATATCGGCACGTATTTATCAACTATTACTAAAGACGCCAGATTTAAAAGAGTACCTCTAAATATTAATTATGAAAGTAATACGTTGTCTACATGGAATGGAATAGATTATCGTAAAGGCGTTCTTGGTGAAAAGGGCGAATATCTTCACGATTTTTTCAAAACAGATAGAGCGATTGTAGACTTTGAAGAATCTGTAACTAATGGATTCCAAAGAAATGGCTTGATTTGTCCTAATCTTTTCAATTTTGAATTTTTGTTTTATGACGAAGATTCTAATGATTATGATATTAATCGATATTTCGGATTTTATGTTAATGCAATAGATTTAGCAAAAACAGAAATTTTTACAGAAGGTTTTTCTAAAATAGCTGAACAAGAACCCAAACCAATATCAGAAGTTGATATTGCCCCATATTCAAGAAAGGAGTTTAATCAAACTAACCCAGAAGGAATAGTATTGCCTATTGAATATAATCAAGGAGAGTTAATTGGTGAACCTTTAACGCGCGGAAATACTACTGGGATTATACCTCTAGATACACACGTACAGGATAAAGCAAGATTCTTTTTTGTTCAGGGTAAAGATAATCAACTTTATAGAATAAACGCAATTAAAGATTATTCTTTAGGTAACGAAAATGCAAGTAATCAACAAGCATATACAGGAATACAAATATATGATAAGTCTTTTGATATTAGTAATTTCACTGGATTAGTTAGTCTTAAATCTCAGTTAGATTCAGAATTATTAAACGAAGGTCAAGCTCAATTAGTAATTAATCTACAGAGTTTAGATACAAGAGATTTAATATTTGAAGAAGGTGAAATTCTTGAATTTGAATATGTTGATATTAATCAAAATTTACAAAAATGGAAATGCAACGCAAATTCTACCGGACTTCAAAAGGGTGATGCATGGAATTATCCTGTTTATGATTATTCCAATTTAATTTTTGAAAACAATTTTAATCCTAAAGGTACACCTAACGAAGTTGCTAAATCTTTAGTTAAATGTATTAATACATTTGAAAACAACGTTATTTTCGCTTATCAAAACGATAATGAAGTAATTCTTAAAAGTAATTTAGATAATGCTGGCGGAAACGGAATAATCTTTAGAAGAAAACTTGTACCAAATTCGGTATTTGATAATACTTTAATCTACTCAAAAATACCCAACCGGGATTCTATCTTAAATGAGGATGATAAATCAGTAGATGTGTCTACTAACGGTGAAGTTCTTTCGTTTACTATGAAAGAACCTTCGCTAAGAAATAATACATACCTACTAAAACTTACAAACGCAGGTCCTGGATATGCAGTAGTTAATATAACAATCAACGGCGGTTTTTATAAAGAAAAGACTTTAGTTTTAGATGTAACTAAAAAATCTGTGATTTTTTCAGATGATAAATTTGATATCGAATTTTTATCTGTTGAAACTGATATAAACGGAGATCCTGTTGAAGATATTAATAGTGATTACACATTAGTAGATTATACATTAAATGATGAATGGGAATTTTCTTATTCTACACAAATAATTGAACAGCGATTTATTGGTGGTACACAAAGAAATCGTTCACGATGTAAAATTATAACAGAGGATGCTGAAAACATAGAAAAATTAGAATGGTTTCAGGTACAGAAAAATAAATACTCCAGACTCCAAAATTGGAATGTCCAGGGTCAAGATCTAGTTTACATTTATAATCTAGAAAACGAGATTTTAGATGAAGGTAATAACATCGTCGGTTATGATAATCTACTTTCACATTCTATAATACAACTTGATGATAACCAAAACGAATTTTATAGATCTTTAGATAGAAAAATATTAAGTTATGATAACTATAAACCTAGAGTTGGTATGTTATCGTTTTTACCGATTAAAGATTTTGATTTTGATTTAATTCGTTCAGACTATGCGTATACACCTTCTGCAGAAATATTCAATTATTTTGATAAAATTTCACTAGGGCCTAACGATGAAAAGGAATTAGATTTAGGTCAATATTATGAAATTGAATCAGGTAGTGTTGAGCTTTGGGGATTTAATACTAATTCTGATGAATGGGAAAAAATTCAAGTATCCGAAATAGATGTTTGGTCTGACACTTCTACTGATGTGGTCTTTGATCCTGATAATGTAAAAAACTTTAATACTTTACTACCATCATATTATTATGAGTCTGATAAAGATTTATCTGATAAACTTGCAAATACTCCAACAACTAATACTAAAAGTTATTTTTATAGAGTTTATAAAGCATTAGAAAATATCCAGGTATATAGTAAACTTAAAGTTGTTGCTATTGATCCATCAGTAATTGGTAAATATTTGTATGCTCAAGATGAAGATCTTAGTAATTTTTCCGGATTCTTAGGTTTAAGTGATTTCTTTTCTATCGAGGACGAAAATAAATTACAAGAACTTATTGAAGATGAAGACATCGATAGATTCTTCTTCGGGCAATTATTATCAGAGTATAATCGATTAAGAGAAAACTTTAATAAAAATTATGCCGTAAAATCTAGAGTTGTTCCATATATCAATAAATGGGTTAATCCAGGAACAGACTGTAGAGATAATCCATATAGACTAAATAATTCATATGCATTTGGGTTAACCGGATTTTCACCTGATAACGAAATTAATGAGAAAAATGCAAGCCTGCATACCCACGAATTTTATTATCTTGATGAATTCCCAGAAAATTTTGAAAACGAGTTTTTAGAAAATTCTAGATCTTACTTTTTTGAAAATATTTCTGATGATAATGTTATAATAGAAGATTCGGTAACTAATTGGTTAAGTTTATTTAAAGATTCTTCTAACGATTGGTTTATGAAATATTTCTCCGTTGGTTATCCAACTGATAAAAATAAAGAGGGTGAATCTATAGCTAAAAAACTTGAAGAACGTTATACATTCATGAATTTTGTGCCTGGGGTTGAAAGATCGCAGTGTATATTCCGTGGGGCTAAAATAGAAGTTGTTGATATTAACCCTGATAATCAACAAGAAATTCAGTCTTCTAGAAAATATAATGACTATAAATTTTCTTCAATCTTACGCATAAAAACTCTACAAACTGATTCCAATAATGAGTCTCGGAATATTGAATTTGTTGCTAATGATCAATACAAGACAATTGTGATGATCACTACATTATTTATAGATGACTATAAAATCCAAAACAGTGGATATGGTTATTCATTTTTATATTCTGCTGAAGATTCCCTTAGAAGTTCAAGTCAGAAGAATGAAAATATGTTGTATGAGAGTAATAGTGGTTATGCTCATTGGAACGATGGAGTCAATGATTTAATTGGTGGATTTGAAACACAAAAACATTATAATGCATTCCTAGGTTCTTCAGTTATAGATTTTTCAGATATTAAACTTCCAGGTATTTTTGACATTAATGTTTTTAATAGTACTTTTCCTAAAAATCTTAACACAGTATCTAACACCGGTACTGAGTTTTCTCCGTTGAATGAAATAAAATCCATTAATGGTAATGTTTATAACAAGAGAAATTTTTATAACATCTTAGGCGATAATGAAACTATTATCGACAGTGGAAATGTGCATATAGATTCACTGGAAAGAGGAGAATATTCAGAATTTTCTCAGTATATTCCAAACTATCCAAATGATGGTGATGTATATATTGTTAATAATCAACCTGGTTTAGATCAAAATATTGAAATATTAGAAGATAAGATTATCATAGATCAGAATGCAAATTTAACATATTCCACATCATCAAGAACAAATACTTCAGTCACATTCCCGACTCGAAGAAAGTTCGGTTCACCATCATTTGATTTAAACAACAATGATATAAGTCTGTGGTACTTATCAGGTGGAGAAGAATACCTTAATAAAAGAATTTCTACGATTTCCTTTGCAGAAATTTTCAATAGTGTAAATTCTGGTGAAGACATTAAATTTGTTTCAATCCATAGTGATGGGTCTACATCAGAAAACAATTATCAAATTAATTTTATTGAATTCGATAAAATAATAAAAAACAATACATTATCTGTTATCGAAGACATAGATAAGCCTGATCTTTTTATAGAATATGGAATCATAGGATTTGATATTGAAAATAATAATACACTAGAATCTGTTTACCGTCATAGAGGAAGATTTGAACCTAAAACTCGTAAAATAATTGATTTTTGGGTTAGAGAAAATGAAAGTATGACTAATCATTTTGATCGTGACTTTTTATTAAGTAATACAAGAATGTTAATCGAAAATCAATTTGTAGGAGACATTTCAAACTTATATTACACCAAAATATCTGATGGTAGTATAGTTAAACTTTCAAATACTTCTAACTACCAATCACTTTATCCATTAGTTGATGAAATTTCTATAGATTTTAAAGATTTTTTCACATTCAATTCTAACTGGGATAACGATTATTATAATTTTTATCAAGTGAGATATGGTTCAATAAGTAGATCAAAGTATTTTACAATTAATGATAAATTAGAAGGTACTATAGAACTCCAAGAACAAAAATCATTTTTTGGTAGTAAGTTAATGAAAACTCCAAATATTTATGAAGTCGATGAATTTAATTCTTTAGAAATTTCATTTGAAGTTGAAGAACCTATTATATCTACAGACATTACAGATTTCACCGAACCAATTCGTATACAAGATGGTGGACCGTCAGGTATTGGAATTAATAGAAATAGATTTAATGATGGTAAATCAAGGTTAATCATTTCAATTAATACTGATGAAATTTTGACTAGATTAATGTTAGAAAATAATGCGATTAAAGAATTTTTGAAAATTAAAAATTCAGGTAAAACTAGATTTGCATCGCTTACTGAAGAAGAACTTATTGAATTATGTAAAGAATATCTACAGAAAAACATACTTAACCTCTTCAAAATAGATAAAATATCATTATTCGAAAAGACTGATGCAGTTAATAGGGGCCAAGAAATTTTTAGATTAGACTTATCAGAAAACGAAAAAAGATCTTTGGGATACATTAAAACGCAGAACGTTAATTTAGAAAAACTAAGTTCTTCTGAATATGAACTTATTCAAATATTAGATACGAAAAAATTTATCACTTATTCTATATCCATAAGTTTTATCAGGATCTAATTTTGATATATAACTAAACCCAAATATATTTATCATATGATTATTAATCTACAGACATTAACTAAAGACGAAGATATTGGTAGTATCATTGAAAAACTGAATGCTAATTTTTCACAGATATCTACTTTAGGTGGTGGACCCCAAGGTTTACGAGGTAAACAAGGTCTTCCAGGACTTCCTGGTTTACGAGGTATTTCAGGGCCGAATGGTGAGAGTGGTAATGATGGAATAATTGTACAATTTATTGGTTCTGATGAAAATTGGGACGTTTTATATGCTGGAGACCCTAACCAAAATGTCGATGCGTCAAACGCAATTAATCAGGGTTATAATGTAGGAGATATTTGGATTGATAATGCTAATGGAGTTTTTTATGAAATTGTAGAAACTACTCCTGGAATTTTTGAATTTGTACCTAGACCTATTTCTCCAGCAGCGCTAAGTTCTGGTGAGTTTTTTGTATCCGATACAAATTCAAACAGGGATGCAGATGGTGTAAATAAAGGTGTTAGAAATGCGAATAGATTTGCATCATTTTCTGTAACTTCAACACAAAAAGGTACACCAACAGATCCTGGCGATACTGCAGAATATGACGAAAATGATTTAACGTTTAGTCAAATTGGTGGATATAATAGATCGGCGTTTAAACTTAGTCTTGATCAATTAACAACATTAGACCGAGTTAATGCACCATCAAACAACCTTGCTTTCATGCAACAAGAATTTGGTGACTTTTCACCAATTCTATATTTAGGAAGCTCAGACAATCCTGAAACTTCTTTAGGATTCTTACATGGTTATTTTAGTAATTTAGAAGGTGACACAAGAATGTTATTACTTTCTGGTAATGATGGTTCAGCAGTACTCTCAACATTTGGAATCGATACTGATTTCATAGGAGTCGAAAGTAAAAACATGTACTTTTCGTCAAGCTCAAGCTCAGGAATAAATATGTTAAATCCTGCTACACCTGAAGATTCAGAATTTTGGTTGGCGTACTCATTAAATCCTGGTGTTATACCCGCTGGTACAAGTTCAATCACAAATACTTTCGGTCTTAGATTATTTATAGATAACGCGAATACTCGGGGAAATATAGAATTTTATACAGCAGAAGATTCAACAGCAGATAATGCTGCACACGTGATGACTATTAATGGTTTACAAAAGGTAAATATTGGTGATACACCAAGTAACATTTTAGAATCAAGATTTTCTGTTCATGCCAAACCAACAGAAGAACATCAAATTGCATGGTTTTTAAATAATCCAGCCACCGATGATATTCATTTAGGAATAGGAATTACGATTGATGATACTGATCCATCACCAGAAATTAGACCTATGATTTATAGCGAAACTGGTCTAACAGGAACAAAAACTCCTGCACAATTAGTTTTACAACCAGATGGTATATACAAATCTGATTGGGATGATTTCACAGATGAACAAAGAAATGATGGAGAATATGCAGGTACAGGAGTAGGACACACCGATCCAAAATCAAGACTTTCTATTTCGGGTAATTTGACTGTCGGGAAAAGAAATATTCAAGCACCAGATGAAGGTATGGTTGTAGAAGGCAATGTTTTGTTTTCTGGTACAGCCTCTGACACATTTGCTTTGAGTGCTTTACCCCTCAACTGGCCACAAGGATTTCAGAGATCGCCAGGAGTATTCCAAGAACCACCTACCGATAACGCTAAGTTTACTATAGGCCAAAACTTTAAATTTTGGAACTTTTTTACTAATGACTCAGATCCTGGGCAAAATGGATTAAGTTACACATTCTTTTTACAAGATGAACAAGCATCTAGAATGATGCTCTCATCATTTACTAAAAAATTAGTATTTGGTATTGAACCGGTATCCTTTAATTCCGACACTGTATTTAAAGGACAAGATATTGTACTTTCACATGGGGGAAATACAGTATTTGGAATTCCCAATGAATTTCCATACCTAAGTTTATTGGATCCTAAACAACGTGTTGCTATAACGAAGAAAAGTGTCAATGCAACTGAAGGATTACAAATAACTGATGGTTCTATAGGATATGAGGCTGATGAAGGATTTCAATTTAGAACAAATGGAGAAGGTCATGGTCAAATATACATGGGTCAAGATAAGAAAATAGAAATTTTTGTAAGAAAGAATAAGCGTTACGAAATCAATAATGATGGCCGTACTACAATTAGACCTACAACAACGATTATTTATCCATTCGAAGAAGTTAAGAAAGGAACCACTTTAAGAATTCAGGGTGATGAATATACAGACACTTATAACCAGGAAGTAAATATTGGTGCCATGAATGGCGATGCTATTGCAGGAATGAGCGCAGGCGCTGGGTATGTGGGATATAACGCGTTTTATGATGATGAAGAAAATGATGTAGTATTTAAAAGTAATCCAGGCGATACAACACCGAATAATGGTGCCGGTGTATTTACCTTTAGTGACTCAATTGGGGGATATCATATAGCATGTTCTTATCTTACTACAGAATCAGGTGGTGGAGTAGTTACTACTCCACCAGTTTTAGGAAATTAAAAATAGAAAATAAATGGCAAGTAATTTACCAACAACAGAATTAGAAGAAAAAGTAATTTTTAGTGTCGTTTCAGGAAATAATGGAAAGGTAGGAATAAAAAATACCGAACCTACAGAAAGATTTGTTGTTAACGATCCTATTAGAAGAAGTTTCAGTATTGGAAATAATTTTACTACATCAGGTACTCCATCAAATGTACAGGAAGCATTTTTTTACGGTGAAGGAAGTAGATTATATTTACAAGGAAGATTAAACCTTGAATTCAATGAAACATATACGGTCAATGATACTGCTCCAGTGGCGGAAATTCCATCAGGTTATAGACCACTTAAAAATTTTAATGTAATTGCCAATTGTTTTTTTGTGGTAGGAGGTTCCGATGTCTGGGTAACCTGTACATTGACTATTAAAACAAACGGACAAATAACAGTAAAAAGATTAGGTAGTGGATTAGTATCAACCAACACGTATGTGGGTGTCACTGATTCTTCACCAGCAGCTCCAGGCTCATTTTATGTGGAGTTTGATAACATTGACTTTATTTACAAACAACCAGTATAATGGAAACTTCTAGATACATACAGATAAACGATTGGGCATTACTAGAATATGAATATCTTTCTGAAGAAATTCAATTAAGTAACGCAAAACCATTTAGAATTGAAAATGCGTATAATGATGAATATGTCTTTGTCAATAATAATATTGCCAAAAATCTTACTAACAATATACAGGACAATAGTTCAATCGAAATTAGTACAGTAGGTAATCGCTGGGCATATTTAGATACCGATACTATTATTACTGCAATAGAAAGTGATTCTAAGTTAGAATTATTTGATGAAAGTGTAAATTTTAATACTACGATAGATTATGATCGAGTCAAAATTCATATTATCTCTGGATTTAATCTTGAAGGTTTAGATGGAATAATTGCCAGTATTAAAATCAATGAGTTAAATGGACAAAGGGTATCTTTGGCAAATCATACGTTTTTAACAAGCGATGGTAATTATGAATTTAATTCGACTCCTTTATTTTTAGGTGAGAAGCTATATGACAAATATATAGAATTCAAAATTCCTGCATTAAGTCAAATACTTGCAGAATTTCAAGCTAATCCTACAAATGATGGCTCTTTTGGTTATATTTATTCACATGAAAATCTAGGGTTTCAGTTTGATAGTCTAATAGATTTTACTTTACATGAGATTTCTAACACAGAAATTTTAAATGGTAATCGTTTCTTTATTACTGGAGAAAAATATGAGACTTCTTTTTTACCAGCAGATATTTATGGTCTTTTAGGTGCAACAATTCGAGAAAGTTCTAATGGTGATTATTATGAATATTTTACAACGTTTGACGGCGGATTTGCTGAAAATTATATTGCTAATCTGAATGATTCTGGTGGTCAATGGGTAATCATTCACCAAATTGAAGTATATGAACAAGTGGGTGCTGAAACTATCAGAACACATAATATGACAGTACTTCAAGAAAATGAATTTGATAAACCCAATATTTATCGTCCTGTAATCATTAATGCAGATATTGCCTTTTCTTTTTCTATAGATTATACGATGAGATTTTTAAATAAAGCTGATGGACAGCAAATAATTAGAAAGTCATCATTAACTTCACTTGAACCTAAAAAATATGGTAGAGAGATTGAAAGAATCCAAGTATCAAATGGATACAGACCTATTAAAGTCTATAATAAAATAGTAAATACTGAGGATAGAACAGCAAAATCATTTTTAGATGCCGCACCTGGAACATTCAAAAATTTAAAAGCAACTAAATATGTTCCAATATTTTTCAGTAATTCTAACATATCTATTTCAACCATAGGAAAAACCTCCCAAAGATTAGATCAAACTATTTGGGCACAGGGTAAAGCAACTATATTATTAAATGAATTTGATAATCGATTGAAATTCAAAGTTTATGATAAAAATATTGACGGAGAATTAGAAAGTCTAGATTTAACAACTAATGCTAAATTACAATTAAGTTTTATTATAGATGATCGCTCAAAAATTTATATTGATTCAATAATTTCAAAAGATGTTGATCCAAATGCTGGAGAAATAGAATTTCTAATTCCAGGTGATGTTTCTGGTAAACTTTTAAGTCAAGAAAACAAAAACTTTTATATTATTTCTGTAGTAGGGAATCAGGAAAGTGAGACTGTGATTTATCAAGGAAAATATGAAAACTTTACAAATCGTGATGAAGTCATTACAGAATTAAATCGAGAAGTAGAATCTGCAATCGATCAGAAAATTTTGACTCTTAGAGGTTTAGAAGAAGGTAGAAATCAATTACAACGTAGTACACCAGAAAAAAGTATCTTAAAGGCTGAAGAGTCTAAACTAAAAAATCAAGATCAATTAGATAATGAATTAGTATCATCAACTCGAGTGCGCACACAAGAACAATTACGAGACGGACAAAATGATAAGAATTTTAAGCTTCGTGAAATACCTGGCAGAAGTATTTCTTTATCTTCAGGATTCAGATCAATAACACCTATTCAAGAAAATGAAAATACTGGAGGCCGATGATATTAGGAAGTAAAAATAATAGTTTCAGAGTAACTTTCCCTAAGAATTTCTTATATCCTCAGATAGAAGAAAAATATTCTAAGTTTATCAAAAAGTTGAATAGCCCATATGAATCTACGATAGATTATTTAAACTCGTCTATACAACAGATAACATTCCCTGGCGCCAATACTGAAACTGTTCGCCAAACATTGCATGAAGATCCAGTTCAATGGAAAGCTGGTTATAGAATGGGTATTGAATTTGAAAGAGAATTCGATATAACATTTAAGAATTATGAAGGATATCTTAATTATTGGATCATGTTTGAACAATTAAGAGAATATCTTGATTATGATCAAAAAGATGAATTTATGCCTAATATGTCAATTCAATTTTTAGATTATTCAGGTTATGAATTTGTGTCATTAGAATATAAACAAATTATAATGCGTTCAATTACTGAACTAGATTTAAATTATTCTTCTAATACACCAGAATTTCAGACTTTTTCATGTGGATTTTCGTTTAACTATTTTGAGCTTAAGCAAAGACTTGAAAAGAATTGATATATAAATTATGAAAAGTTATAAAAATTTAATTGGCCATGAATCTGCTATTTTCGAAAGTCACGAAATTGAAGGTTTGACTTTAACTGAGGTTGCCGATGCCGAACGCATATATGAAGAACTTGAAATTATATACGAAAGTGAAGGACTCGAAGGATTGGCGAGTTTGGATGAAGGATTTTTATCTAAAATTATTGGCGGTGCTGCCGGATTTGTTATTGGTCCTTCTGTAGGAAAAATTATTGCAAAGGCTCTAGGAATAAATAGGGGTCTTTTGTATGATATGTTAACATCTAGATTAGTAGGAACTGCGTTAGGATCAGCCCTGACCAAAAACTTACGTAAATGATTATATCAATAGATTTTAGTATTCTCTCACCTGGTGTATGTATTTTAGACAATGATCAAAAAATACATTTCGCTTGTTTCCCATATAAAGATGTAGTTAAACAACATATTGTAGATTCTTTAAGAGATTCTGGTGTTTACTGTGATATTAGAGAAAGAAATGAAGATAAATCTAATCTAAATACACAGTCTAGATTTCATACTGAGGAAGCTATCAATCTAGGTAAATTAATGGCCAAATACATTGAAACATTCGATTACGATAAAGAAAATATTGTAATATTTGAAGGATTCTCGTTCAATTCAGGTGGTAATAGACTTGCGCAAATTTCTGGTTATCAATATCTATCCCGATACTTCTTACTTGATAAATTTTCAAAAATTGATTCTTTGTTTATCTATGCCCCACAATCAGTCAAATCTACTGCCAGAGCTGCCAAGAAAGGAATGGGTAAAGTCGATATGATTACATCATTTATTGATGATGATAGTTCAATTTTAAAAGGAAATAAATTTCATGAAGATATTTCTGATGATCCGATGAAATTCAAAAATATTCCTACTAAAAGAACAAAAAAGATAGTCTTTCAGAAACCTATTGATGATATTGTTGATTCTTATTGGTTATTAAAAACATATTTCAAAAAGGAAAACTTTATCCTAAAATAAGAATATAAATTTAAATCACCAAAAAGTAATGGAAAATAATAAATATAGTTTAAAAACAAAATCTGGAGAAGTTATAAAAAGTCTTTATGCTCAGGATTATCAACTTGCTGTAATAAAATTTTCCATTATTAAAAATCTTGAACCTACCAAATTAACCAAAATTTACGATGTCACTATCTCAAATTAGAATAGATTCTAGTATTATCTGTGAAATTTATAATGAATATGCAGAATTGCATAAAGGCGCAGAATCTATTAAAAAACAAATCAAAGCGCTAGAAGATAAACTTAGTGAATTTCATTCTAAAACTCAACATATTAGAGAACAAGAAGAATCTTTTTATAACAGTATTTCTAAAAAGTATAATGTTCCAGTCGAAGAAGTCAAAAAATTTGTCGGGGATGCAATTCTGAGAATTAAAACACATAATGAATAAAGATAATCTAATTATTGCATTAGATCATTACATGCAAAATTTTAAAGATTCACTGAATTCTCAAGTAGAATTATATTCTTTAATAGAATCAGCATTTATTGATAAAGAAATTTTCTTTGAAAAAATCAGAGAAGTCGCACTGGAAAACTATAAATTCACTAATGATTTTGTAGTTAATGTTGGCCAATTTAAAAAAGTTTATATGGAATGCATACATAATAAGGTAAAATCAGAGTACGATTCTCTAGTAGATGAAGGTTATATTTCTGTCGAAAATGCAGTAACTATGATGACTCAAAAAGGAAAAAAAGAATTAAAAATACACAAAAATACACAAAACAATTAACAAAAAAGGATATATAATATCTAATATATTAACAACAGTAACTAGCGCTAATTACTAAAAACTAAAACTAAAAAATGGAAAATCAATTACAAGATTTATTTAATCTCTCCGCGGACGATCTAGTCCAAACAAAAAAAACAACAAACACAGATCTTTATAAACCTACTCCTGAAAAAGGAAAGGAAAATGTTTATTCTTCTGTGATTCGTTTTATTCCTTGGCACAGTGACGCAAAAAAGTCTATTATGCAAAAATGGACTGCATGGCTAACTGATCCTTTATCTGAAAAGTCACGTTACGTTGACTGTCCTTCAAGTGTAGGCAAAGAATCCATATTACGTAATGTATGGAACAAACTTAATTACTCTGATAGTGCTGCTGATCAGCAGTTGGCGAAAGCATTTTCACGAAGACGTCAGTTTGCATCTTTAATACAAATTATTAAAGATGATAATAATCCTGACTTGGTGGGTAAAATCCTGGTTTATACTTATGGTGTTAAAATCCATGACAAAATCCAAGAAAAGCTTAAACCAGAATTTGGTGAGTCTCATAATCCTTTCGATGTCTTTGAAGGTAAAGCATTTCACTTAAAACTTACAAAAGTTGGTGGTTATAATAACTATGACAGCTGTAAATTTTTAGATAATGGTGCACCGATTATGATCGATGGTCAACCTGCTGTTAAAACAGAAGAAGGAATGAAACAAGTTGTCGAATTTCTTAAAACTGAATCTCCAGATCTTGCAAAATATGATTATCAAGAATGGGATGAGCAAACTCACGAGTTTGTAAATAACGTTGTAAGAAACACTATTCCTGCTGGTCGCAAAATTGCTGGCGTACAAACTGAAAATGTAGGTGCTCCTGCTTCTGCATCAAAGGCTGTTGTTACAGATGATCCGTTAGGAGACGAGAATGATGCTCCTTTGGAAGATAAGCTACCAAAAATCGAAAATGCAGAATCTGGTGGTTTAGATGATCTAGATGATCTAGAAGATGAAGATTTCGATGAATCACTTTATGACGACATGTAAAAATGTCTGATCCACAAACTAAGAGAACACCAAATTCGGTGTTCTCTTTTTCTCTTGAAGACGAAAAATCTTACTCTGTAACTGAGTTTGTTGATATTGCACAAACTAAACTTGGTAAAGTATTACGAGAAAGATTTAACGGTCTAACTCCAAAACAGTCAATTAAAGTAATGACGGACAGGCTTAATTTTGCTTGTCCCTATTGTGGTGATTCCCATGAAAACCCATACAAAAAACGAGGTAATTTATATTTCGAGGGTTTTAATTTTCATTGTTTTAATTGTCATGAACATACGTCGTTTGAGTCATTACTTAAAGATTTCGACGAAAAAGTTACACACAATGAACTTTCATTTCTAATTGACCAGCATGAAAAACATGCAATCGAAAGTTCAGTATCGAAAGTAAATTCTCAGGTATTTTTAGATTCATCAAGTGTGGACATGTGGGCCATAGATAGAAATGAACTAATTAAGGTTATGGGTTTTCAAGAAATAAAAGGAAGTTCAATTGAAAAATATCTTCTTAAACGTAACCAAAAAAGATTTCATAAATTTGCCTGGAATCCTAATACACAAAAATTGGCCCTTTTTAATCTGAACCCAGATAATACAAAGGTCATAGGAATGCAACTTAGAAATTTTGATAAATCCAAGAAAGGAGAACCAAAGTATTTAACGTTTAAATTATCGAAAATCTATGAAGACATTCTAAAATATGAAAGTTTACCTCAAGATTCAAGATTTCAATATGCTGACGAAATCTCGACAGTCTTTGAATTGTTACATATAGATATTAGTAAAGATATTTATGTATTTGAAGGGCCAATGGATGCTTTTCTTCTAAAAAATGCTGTTGCGTTATGTACAGCAGGAAGAGATTTTCCATTTAATCTTCCAGTAAAATGGATTTTTGATGATGATAAAACAGGTCAAAGAGAATCTATTAAAAGAATTAAACAAGGTCAGCCTGTATTCCTCTGGAAAAAATATATAGAAGAGATACATATTAAAATACATAATAAGTATAAAACTGATTTTAATGATCTTGTGAATATTGCAAAATCACAAAATATAAAATTACCTTCGATCAAAAAATACTTTTCGACTGATAAATACGATTTATATTACTTATAACAGATCACATTGAAAGCACTATTAAAAGATTAAAATGATGACCGATATTGATATACCAAGCGAAATAGATATGGGACTTTCTGAAGAGGATGATAAAATTAAGACTAGTATTGTAATTAAGTCTAAAGACTATGAAAAGTCTAATGCCAAAAATTTTACACCTGAACCTCCTAAGAAAAAAACTAACGCAATTGTAATCACTCAATCAAATGGAAGAAGAAAACATAAAAAATCATCCCCTCTTTTTTGATAATCCTCCACCTAATGAAGATGATCAAGGAGGAGAAGAAGATTCTTTAAGCATTAGACTTGAAAAAGAACGTACAGATCGTATGAAAACTATTCAGGAATTATCTAAAAGAATAAAGGATATTAATTTTATTCATGAACTACAAGTTGATGTTTATTCAGAAAGACAAAATCTTCTTGAGCGATATCATTATCTATTTACATTATTGGCAAAACAAAATGCTAAGATCAGAGCAAAAAAGAAAAAAAGATTTGAGTATTATGCAAATGAATATCAATATAATGCGACACCTAAACAAAGAGAAGAAATGATTCGAGTAGATTTAGAATCAGAATATGATGTTCGTGATGAATTGGATAATCAAATGAAATATATTAGTGGCTCAATGTCAACTATAGATAATATCATTTTTGGTATAAAACATAGAATAGATGTAGAAGAGTATAGAAGAAGGATGTAATGTGGGTTTATAAAATTACAAATAAAATTAATGGAAAGATTTATGTGGGTCAATCACACAAGAAAAGATCTATGTATTTAGGTAGTGGTAATCTTATAAAAGCCGCAGTGAATAAATATGGTAAAGAAAATTTTATTAAAGAGTGGATAGATCAAGCTTTGACACAAGAAGAATTAGACAAAAAGGAAATTTATTGGATAAAGAATTTGAATGCGCAAGATAAAAATATTGGATATAATATTGCTGACGGTGGATGGAATGCCTTTACGATGAATGATGAAACTAAAAAGAAAATTTCAGAAACATTAAAGGGTAAGTATGTTGGTGAAAATGCCTTTAGAAAAGGAATAAAACTTAGTGAAGAACACAAGCTTGCAATATCAGAAGCTAATAAAGGAAGAAATAAATTAGTTTCTGAAGAAACAAGAAGAAAGATGTCTTTATCGAGAATCGGTATTAAATATTCCGATAATACAAGGAGAAAGATGTCCGAAAGCCATAAAGGTAAGAAACTTTCCATTAGACATAAATTGAAAATATCTGAATCTATAAAAGGAAGACAATTTTCAGCTGTGTCTATAGAAAAAATTCGAAAATCTAATATGGATAAGCAACAAAAACATTCAATACCAGTAATTTTAGAAAACCAAGATACTGGAGAAATACTAAATTTTAATAACTTATCTTCAGCCGCAAGATATTTTGATACTTCTAGACATATAGTTAAAAATAACAAAATTTCAGGTTGGGAAATACAATTGGGTTACCCAATTGTTAAAATAACACAGCTACGTAATGAAAGCACGCGTGACGGATGATGGCCGTTTTATACAAATAGTAGAGTGTTCAGAATTGGAACATTCGCAAATGCAACTGTCTTTTCGTAAGAGAATCGGACACTGGAGGTTTCACCCTCTGGTGAAAAAAAAAAAATATGGGATGGCTATATCAATTTTTATGATAAACATCGAAGAATTCCATTAGGTCTTTGGAATAGACTTCAGTCTGAATGTAAAAAATATAAGTTTAAGTTAAATTTTCAAGGATCCGAGTTTATTGTTAACAAAGATTTTGATGCAGAAAGCTTTGAAGAGTGGGTATGGGATTTTTTTAAAGACACACGATATGGTAAAGGAGGATCTCGAGAACTTCGAGATTATCAAATTAAAGCTTGTAAAGACACTTTGACTTTTTATAAGTCAAGATCAGAGCTAGCGACATCTGCTGGTAAAACTATTATCATGTTTACGGTTTTTGCGTATCTTTTTGAACAACAAAATATTGAGCACCAACTTATAATCGTTCCTAATGTTTCTTTAGTAATTCAAACACAAGAAGCATTTCTAGAGTATGCCGAAAATACTCGTCTTGAGAATGATTTTAAAATCCAAATGTTTGGTGGTGGTCGCTCGACTAAAGATAAAAATGCCCAAATTTATATTGGTACTTATCAAACATTGAAAAAATTTGATATTGAGTTTTTTGATAAAATTCAATGTATCTGTGTTGATGAAGCTCATCATACACATGCAAAAAGTATCAAGGATATTATTATTAAATCTTACGATTCAAAATATCGATATGGATTATCAGGTACACTTGATCAAGGTGATACAGTAGAAGCGATGACACTTGATGCTTATTTGGGACCTATTATAAACAAGGTATCAGCAAAATATCTGATCAAAAACAATTTCGCTACAAAAATTCTTGTGAAGGCTATTTTCTTGGATTATTTCAAAGATGAAGCAAAAGAAAAGCTTTACCAATTAAGAGAACGTAGAGGTAAAGACATTGACGGTACTAAACTTTTAGATATTGAAAGAAAACTTGTAATTGAAAATCGCACAAGATTCAAATTTGTATGTGAGACTATTGCTAAAACTAATAAAAATTCTTTAGCATTATTCCTTGATGTTAAACATGGATATGGTAAAAGAATATATGACTATCTTCGTGAAAACACGGATAAAACAGTCTTTTATATTGACGGCGGTACAGCATCTGATGCTCGAGAAGAATATAAAACTGAAATGGAATCGGGATCAAATAAAATCCTGATTGCATCATTTGGTACCTTTGCCACTGGTATTTCTATACATAACTTGCATCATATATTTTTCTTAGAATCATATAAGTCAGATAGAATAGTTAGACAATCGATAGGAAGAGGAATGCGATTACTTGAAGGTAAAGATAAAGTTTATCTATGGGATTTTATTGATGATTTTTCCTGGGGAAGTGATAATCGCTTTAAAAACAATTATCTAATACGTCATGGAAGAGAAAGACTTAAAACATATAAAGCACAAGGATTTCCCTTTAAAAAATATAAAGTAAAATTGTAATATATACATTATGGAATATGTTAAACTATACGAAGATTTTAATCCTTCAGTAAGTAGACAAAGAAATAATGAACGCAAAAAGAAATTAGTCGAAAGATATAAAAGGCGTGATGAACAAATCAAAAACACCAAAGATAAAGGAGATGAATCTAAAGCTAACTTGTATACTAAACGAAAGGAAGTTGATAGATTAGAAATCCAGAAAATTGATGTTAAAAACGAAATTATCAATATCAAGGAAAAAAGAAGAAAGAAATGAAAAAATTTGAAGAATTTGTAAACGAAGTATCAACTTTCGATAGTATCGCTGATCATTTGAGAAACAAAAAAATATCAGATGCTGTTTATAAAAAGGAACAATGTCATTATTATTAGACGATAATAGCACTCTAGAATTTACATTTAATGACAATACTAAAATAAAAAGATAATTATGAAATCATTTACAAAATTTGTAGAAACAACAAGATCACTTAACGAAAAGGAAGATCTAGAAAAGGAGTATAAAGAAGTCTTTGATGCTCTATTAGATAAATACGAAGTATCTTCACCCGCAGAACTTAGCGACGAAAAGAAAGCTGAATTTTTTGATGAAATTAAAAAACATTATACTGCAGGTAAAGGCGCAACCGATAAAGGCGAAGATCTTGTAGGAAAGGAGTAATGCAATACGTCCACGGATATACACAATTTCTTAATGAACAATTGATAATGGAAGGTGGCGCTTTTGGTCACCTTCATCATCCATTTGAAGATCATAGTTTAACATTTAATGATTTATCAGAAATGATAGAATTAACTGTAACTGGAGCGTTTAATCAAAACAATTTTGTTCAAGAAAAAACTGATGGTCAAAATCTCATGTTTACATGGAAAAATGGCGAAATACGTGGTGCCCGAAGCAAGAAACATTTAAGAAATCAAGGTGAAAACTCATTATCCAAACAAGAAATAAGTCAAATGTATTCTGGTCGTGGTGAAATTTTTACAGCATTTACAGAAGCTATTAATGATTTAGAATCAGCAATTAAAAGTCTTTCTTCTAAACAAAAAGATAGAATTTTTTCTGAAGGAAGTAAATTCATGAGTGTAGAAATTATTACACCTATGACACAAAACACGGTACCATACGGTTTATCAATGTTAGTCTTCCATGGTACTAATGAATATGATATCGAGGGCAATGTTTTAAATCAAGATAAAACTGAGGCTAAAATTCTTGCAGGAATGATTAAGCAAATAAACCAAGACGTACAAAATACGTTCTTTATCCGTGGTCCGCAAAATATTAATTTAGAAGCTTTACCCAATACTGCTAAAAAGAAAAATTACTATCAAGGTAAGCTACGTAAATTAGTAAATAAATACAATTTGTCTATGTCAGATTCTATACCAGATTATTTGTATAAAGTATGGCGAGATAAAACTATTGACATTTTATCTAATAAAAATTATACAGAAGAAATAATCGATGGATTAGCTATGCGCTGGGGTAAAAAACAAAAATCATATTCAATACCTAATATCAAAAAAGATCTTGGTCCAGAATTTTCTGATTGGGTCAAAAACTTTGAAAAGCGTGGCGGAGAGTATGATAAACTCTGGAAAGAATATATTGCACCTGTCGAAGGTTTATTTTTAGAACTTGGTGCAGATATTTTAACCAATATTGAAAGTTTCTTAACAGCAGATCAAAGAAATGCGACTGAAGAAATGCGTCAAGAAATTGAAAGTACAATAGAAAAGATTAGAAATTCTGATGATGTTACAGCTATTGAAAAGTTGGAACATCAATTACAAAGAATTGATACAGCAGGTGGACTAAAAAGATTAGTGCCTTCTGAAGGTATTACATTTTTATATAAAGGAAAACTCTATAAATACACAGGACTATTTGCTGCTATTAATCAAATAGGTTCACTCATAAGATATAACTAATGACAACTGTTGAAAATACGAAAGTTTTAAAAGAATTTACGCAACCTATTCTTAACTCAGATGTTCCAGAAGTCTTGGGATTTTTGAATAAATATATTTTGCCTGAAATAGGACTATACGGATTAGATGAAGATGCAGCAATAATTGGTTCTGCTGGAAAAAAGTTATTAAATCAAACCAGCGGTGATATAGATATTGCAATCTTACGAGGTTCCGTTGCTAAACATTTTGATAGGGATGATGTATTAATGGCTATACATGAAAAACTTTCATCAATGGGATATAGAACAAATATTCAGAAAGGATTTAGTCAAGTTAACGTTGCTCTTCCAGCACCAAATGGGTTTGTTCAAGTTGATTTAATGATCACTGATAATTTGGATTGGGCAAAATTTGTTTTTCATTCTCCAGATTATACTAAATCCGAATCAAATTATAGGGGTGTCTACCGAGGAATGTTATTAAATGCTGTTGCATCTGAAATTGTTAAAAAAACAGTCAAAAAATTAGATGGGGAAATTGAGGAATATGAACAATATGTAATACGTTCTACCTTTGGTTTATTTAAAGTACGTAAAACTCTTTTAGGAAAAAATGGTAAGCTAATCAAGACACCTAAACTTTTAGATAAATATGAGCAACGCATCTCCAATAATCCTATTGATGCTGTAAAATTACTTTTTGGTAAAGACGTTAGAATCGATGATATAAGTACATTTGAAAAAATGTTGAATGTAATCAAGAGTCAAAAATTCTTATATCCTGGAAAGGTTGGAATTATCAAAAATAAATTTATGTGGTATCTTGGAAAAACCAATTTAAATATACCATCAGAAATAACTAATATACCATGAAACATATAAAATCATATAAAGAAATTCTTAACGAGTCTATTAATTCTCGAGTACGTTCAAAAATTGTTAAGTTACTCAAGACTCAAGGAATTCAGCATAAAGTAGATTATGAATATTCTGCTGGACATTTTTTGGTGCCTACTATAGAAGCAGCTGAAGATATTGCTGATGCGATCGGTGATAAATTTCATGTGACTATTTTAGATAGAAGGGGTAAAGAAGGAAATACACTTGTAATGATAACTGAAGATGTTAATGAGGCTATCGATTATATGGAAATGGATTATAATTCAAGAAAAGAAATTCTTGAAAAAACCTTTCCAGATCTTATGGAAGATTCAGTAAAAGATTACGCTTTAAAAACATTTAAAGAATTACCGCCAGAAATGCAAAAAGAAATAGCTGAACAATATAACGTAATACTAAAAGATCAATGAAAAATTTTGTAAGTTTCTCAAACTTTGTTAATGAATCTCAAAAAGATACACATGGAAATACACCTGTCAATATTTTGATTGGTAGATTTGATCCCTTCCATATCGGGCATTATTCTGCTGCGAAAGAATTAGTTGATAAAAATGGTTATCCTGTAGTAATTGTTTCTGTTAGAGGAAAGGGAGATTTTGGAAAGGGTACAACAGTAAGTAAAGAACTTTTTGATAAAATGGTTTCAAAGCTTGTAAAGACTGTGCCATTTATTAA